TCGAGCGGGTGGTCATCGAGGGCGACTGGCAGGCCGCGCGGCACTGGGCCGGGGCCAAGGCCGCGCGCGTGACGTTCGAGGATTTGCTGACCCGCTGCGAGGTGATCGTGGCGGGCGTCGACGGTGGCGGGCTGGACGATCTGTTCGGCCTGAACTTCACGGGCCGGGATCGTGAGACCAAAGATTGGCTGGCGTGGTTCCATGCCTGGGCGCATCCCGAGGTTCTGGAAGTGCGCAAGGAAATCGCCCCGCGGCTGCGCGACTTCGAGGCGGCGGGCGACCTGACGATCCTCGACGCGGACAGCCCGACGCAGGACATCGAGGAAGTGGCCGACCTGATCCAGCGGGTCAACGACGCCGGGCTGTTCCCGGAAAAGGATGCGATCGGGGTGGACCCCTACGGCATCTCGGCGCTGCTGGATGAACTGGTGTCGCGCGGAATCACGGATGACCAGATCATCGGCATCCGGCAGGGCCCGGCCCTATCACCTGCAATCTGGGGCATCGAGCGCAAGCTGAAAAACGGCACCTACCAACACGGCGGCCAGCCGATGATGGACTGGTGCCTTGGGAACGCGAAAACCGAAACAAGGGGATCGGCAGTGATGATCACGAAATACACGGCGGGCCGCGCCAAGATCGATCCGCTGATTGCGGGGCTGAACGCCTACCAGTTGATGTCGCGCAATCCTGTCGCCGCCGGTGCCTCGGCGTTCGAATACACGGGGATGTGACGGCATGGGTTTGCTTAGTTTCCTGTCGCGCAGCGCCGCGCAGCCCGAACAACGTGTCGAGCCGCCAGTGGTCAGCGTCAGCGCCGAGACGCAAAGCGAAAGCCAGTGGCGCACTTTCGCTGTTGAGGGCGCTGCATCGCGGTCCGGGGCGCGGGTGAACGAGGTCAGCGCTTTGTCGATCCCGGCCACGCTGGCGGCGCTGCGCATCCTGACAGGCGTGTTCGCCATGACGCCGGTGCACTATTACGAGCGCGCGACCGGCGGACGGCAGA